TATGAATCAGACGATGAAACTGGTTTTTTCTTTGAACAATTAAAACAAATTCAATTATCCTTAGATGGAATATTTGAAGAGGAGACTCAAAATGCCAAGAAAGAAAAGTAAAAGAAAAGTATATTTTGGAAAAGAAGTTCAAGATGCTATTATAAGATATAATGGTAGTGATAATAATAATGAAAGAAACAAAATATATGGAGGTGAAATTCATAAGGCCTTTGACAAATTAGCTGAAAATATAATTAATACTTTTAAGTTTACTTATTTTGATATGCCGTTCGAAGATATAAAACATGAAGTTGTTGCATTTATGGTGATGAACATTCACAAGTATGACCACACAAAGGGTTCAAAAGCATTTAGTTACTTTTCAGTTGTAGCTAAAAACTATTTAATATTACACAATAATGCAAACTACAAAAGATTGAAAAGTCATAAAAAAATTGAATCACTAGATTTAGAGAGAAACGTGAACTTTAATGATAAACCAGATTCAAAACAATTAACAAAAGAAATAATTGATTATTTTGAAGTAAATCTACCAAACATATTTAAAAAACAAAGAGATTTAAACGTTGCATATTCTATAGTAGATTTAATGAAACACATTGATGAAATAGAAAACTTTAATAAAAAGTCTCTATATATCTTAATAAGAGAAATGACTGATGTCAATACATCACACATAACATCTGTTGTAAACGTGTTAAAAAAACATTATAAAAAAATATTTAATGAATATTATAAAACTGGAACTATCTTTACAAATAAAACAGGTTCATTTTTTTAAAATAAATCTATAAAACTTCCAATTAAAAGCCCATCAAATAATGATGGGTTTTTTTATTTTATCCAATTTCCTACAAATTTTATATTTATATATGAATAACTACATCTAGGAGATGCAATGTCAGATAAAAACGAAATATTTGAAGGTAAAACTTTTCAAGATTTAACAAAAGATATTTACGAAAATACAAAAAATCGTAAAACTCAAATAGATTTGTTAATATCAGAAATACATGGATTCATTACAACTATAGATGACGTGGTTATGGTAGCCCCTATCATAAAAGAATATATGGATACAGCTGTTAAAAATGACGAACATTTGGTTAAACTAGCTGGTGTACTACAAAGAATTATTTCTAAATCTCAAGGTGACTCTGATGAATCAATGTTATTAAGTGATGAGGAAAAAGAAGAACTAATGGGAACACTTCAAGATACTGTTGAAGATTTACAAAAAGAAAGTGATAGACTAACAAGTATAAAAAATAAAACTACTAACATTTCGGAGGTATAATGGGTTCAGTTCAACTACCATCTGGTATTCAGAGAAAAGGATTCTTAGGCAAAAAACAAGAAGATTTTATTTATTTTCAGTTTGTCCACGGAGTCGTTGTTGAAACTGTTACCCATAAAGACAGTCTTAGAGCTGGGAACAATTACTCTAACGTAAATACTATTATAGCAAAACCTCACCTCTATGACACACTACCTCCTAAAAAATCAGAAATGAGTGACAAGTATAGATACAAACCTTTGTTAAGAGGTATAGCCGAAATTCCAGCAAAAGGAGATCCTGTTCTATTATGTACGATTGGTGGAGAAAATTATTACTTAGGACCTTTGAACACGGAAAACAAAGTAACTTGGAATGTTGATAAAGGTTATGTACCTGAGATAGTTATGGATGAATCAACTCCTGCAGGTAGAGGTGAGGGACTTACCGAAGGTTTGAAAAAAGGTGAATCAAAAAATTTCCAAAAAACATCATACGAGAGGTTACAGAAAACATATGTTCCATCACTTGACCATCCTAATTTAAGTGATGGTGCTGTTTTTGAAAATCATGGTGATTTAATGTTAGAAGGTAGACATGGGAATAGTATAAGGGTAGGAAGTAGACATAAAAATCCTTATATGTTTTTTTCAAACAATAGACCTACAACTGCAAAATCTGAACATTTAACAGATGGTAGTATAATAAGTATTACAAGTAGGGGAAATTTATCACAACATTTTCCGGCAACACTTAAAGTGGATGGTTCTCAAGATTCATTTGTTCCTGATTTTGTATTTTCTTCTGAAAAAGGTATAACTGAAATTGAAACTGCGGATGGGATAAAAAAATCTTTTCAATCACCTTTAATAGCTAATTTGTTTAAATCGTTTAATAACACTTCAGATATAACCAGTGGATTATATGGATTTAATAAAAATCAAATATTTGTTCGTTCTACAAGACTCGTGTTTGATTCTAGGAATGATTCATTTTTATCATCTGGTAAAGATTTTTATATTGCATCTCAACAAAATATTGGTATTTCATGTTCAAAATCAATTGTGTTAGATTCAAAAAATATTTATTTAGGTAATCCTGATACTGGTGATTCAACGTTGGAAATGGAACCAATGATTCTTGGAAACAAACTTTATGAAATTTTAGAAGAATTGGTTGATGTATTAAGCACTGCAAATGCTAATGTTCAAGGAGTTGCTGTACCACTCGTAGAATCACTTGAAAAAGGGATGGGCCCTTTAAGTGCTAAAATAACTTCAATTGGAAATAGATTAAGTACAATTAAAAGTGATTTCCATTATATAGAGCCAAATTCAGAACAATAAAAAGAGGTAATGTATGAAAAAGAAAACAAACATAAGAACAGTAATAAGAAGAATCGTTAGGGAAGAAGTGGCGATGGCAATTCAAGAAGTGATAACTGAATTAAAACAACCATCTCAACCTCAACAAAAATCAGAAAAAATAGTTGAAAAGAAATCATTTACAAAAGACTCCATATTAAACGATGTGTTGAATGAAACTGCACAACAAGATGAGTGGAAAACCATGGGTGGTGGAAAATTTGACTCATCAAGAATGAATGAAAT